GGCCTGGCTCTGTGTTAGTTTAGGGAATCCGCTAGGTGCGGATCACGACAGTCCAATGGGCTGTCTTCCCTTTTGCTACTACGTAACCACCTCTCCGTCGGATACGGTACATGTGATCCTGCTTCGAAATCGTGGACCTCCTATCGAGATAGGAAAGTCTGGACGCCGAAACAGAGCTCCAGCCGTGGACTTGTTTCATCCATTGCCAAAAGCGCAGATCACCAAATTTGTTCTTTTCCTGCCAATAACGAAACCGGCAGTACAAGAACGAATAGGTACCATGCTGATTGATACTTATCCTGGATAGAACTAAACCAGGGTAGTTGTCAATAAAGCGCTGAAGATCGTTTCCAAGCTTCAGGCCAGCATCATCCGGGTACTCGTTCGGTACAATCTTGAGTTCAAGACCGTACTGATTGAATAACGAGAACAGGCAGCTCCAAAGTTCCTTGGCATACACGTAGTTCCGGGTCCCAAAGCACGACATGTACTTCGGGAGTAACCGGTTTCCCACAATGTATAACCAAGGTTCCAGAGCTGAAAGCCTCGCAGAGGTGGGGCCCTTCAAGTGGAAGGGCCTTACATCGTAACCACGGAGAAAATCACCCCCGCAGCTTTCCCTGAACCCTTTGTCATCGTAAAAGGATTTCTCCTTGTTGATGATAAAGCCCACATGCTGGCAGACTTCGATGAAGTCTTCGGCGATGTGTGAGGGGACAATGCAATCATCTCCAAAAACAGACACCTTCAGTAGATCGTCCCATTCCGGGTACGAGCTGAGGGTATGTCCGTCAAGGAGAGTTGCATGTCCCAAGGTCCAGAGAACTAGGGTCTCAAGCGGAAAAGTTACCGCATTTCCCATCGTTGCATACATAGGCAGCTCAATCCAATCACCATCAATTTGCGTGAAAGGCGAGCGAACCATATCGCAACGTTCAAACCATATAGGAGGTAGTAACCACCTTAATAGTTCGCGACTTACACAATCGGAAGCGGATGACCAGTCAATAGTGGCCTCTTGCGAGGTTATACTAGAGATTCTGGCTCGCTCCCTGTGCATGTCTGGTAGAGACGCTAGATCCAAGCCCACACTTTTCATCCTGTCGTAAAGACAGGCCATCAAACCCTGCTGGAGAAACATATTACCAGTAGGCTCGACGGCGATCAGACGATCGATGGAGCGTGTTTTTGGAACGGTAGTAGCACGCGATCCCTCAACTATCGTATACCACGTCCCGATCGGGACTTCGCTGTTATAAGCAATAACAGCAGACTTCAACTGACTGTCAAAGTCCTGGTATGCGTCTAGAAGAGAAATGACTCGCTTTGTCACTGTCCACGGTAGCCTCGACTTAGCTTCAAGCGATGTGTCCTGGTAGGACACACCTATAGAAGTTCCGGTCCCATGCTGACAAGCATGGAACCATTCGTCTTGGCTCAAGGGTGTTAGAACGGAATGCATCAAGAGACGAGCCCGCTTTAGGATGCGGGTGTACTTATCGTCTCTCGACTGAGGTCGCTCAATGTCAAGAGAGGGAACAGAAAACCCCTCTTCAACACTGCGCATATGGTCTACCACAAATAAAAACTTGAGGTAGGCATCCACAGATCGCGTTTCGTCCTTGTCCAGAGGATTGACGTATTTCTTGTCAAACTCTGTCACCTGCCTGTGAGCAAGCAAAGATAGTGAGTCCCTCTCACCCCCATACTCATGTGTGAGGGGTAAAAGGTCGCGACTAACTGCCTGACTGATTTGTGTTGCAATCGCGTCAGGACTAAAGATCTTAGCTACTTTCTTCATTGGAGAACTCCAGTTTGAGAAAGGTTAGTGGTACGGTTTCTAGACCACGTCAGACGGGTCTAGGTATACCCTGGAAGTCGGCTCCTCGTCGCGTTGGAACGCGGCGGTGAGAAGGCTGAGATATTCATCAGCCACCGAAATGTCAGTTTCCCCGTTAGGGGCCGCTGACTTCTTCCTCTCGAGGTAGAGGTCAAGAAGAATTCGTAGAACGATCTTCAAAACCTCAGCAAACTCACCCTTATGCAAGGGAGAGATCCTCGAACAGTGCATCGAAATCAGGATCATTCAAGACCTGAGCACCGATGACCTTGGCTTCCGTAATGTCTGCCGCGGACGTTTCCACGTCTCTGGCAAACTCAATCCGCAAAGTGTTAACGGTAACTTTTCCGTTAGCGAGCGTCTTGGGCAGCTTGATAAGAGCTACACTACGAGCCTGGGTATAACCGTTTGGCGCACTCGTGGCGACTTTCGGTTCCGAGATTGAACAGGTGATCTGACGACGAGTGCGGAAATCAGTATCCGCATCGCAGTTCAGGGTCACACTGTTGTTTCGGATGCCGGCAGAAGTAAACGAGATTGCCGTACCACCTGAAGGGGACATGGTAGCCCCCGACAGAACGCTTGCACCATTTAATGGCATAGTACTCACCTATAAGGTTTGTATTGACCGTTATTTCACATTGCTGGTTATAATAGCAATTAGGTCAAGTGTTTTAGTGAAATCCTCAACAAGTCCTGTCCAGTTAGGCACTGGAACAATATCGCCAAGGGAAGGATTCCAGATCACCCGCTCATACTCGAACTTGTCGTAAACGACAGCGTCCGGGTTCTTGATCGGGGTACTCTGGTACACTCCATAACCCGTGTAGACGTAATCGACCGAGGTTCTGGTCGACGTAGTTTTCCGCGTAGTTACAGAGCCGGCAAGGAACACAACGGCCGGATCAGCAAGATTCATCAGTCCACCAATGGCGGAGCTGATGTCTACAAGCCGATCTACCATGAAGCTGAGAGGCATGATCTGCCAAGCAACATATGGTATATCTTTCGATCGAAGGCCGAGTTTGAAGTTCCAATTCACAAGAGGATTAGTTACCTCATAGAGAATTGACGCATGACTCTCCTTTTTCACAGTGCAGGACTTGTCCACATAAAAAGTGGTATAGCCCCCTACACTACGGCCGTAACGATGGACTTTTTTGTCCTCGGCCTCACTACGATAGTGAGAATTACGGCGGGGAGGTCTTTCTAAAGTTTCCCATTTCTCAAAAGCTTCATAGCCGCTCAACAAAGAGCGAACTAATGGGCTGAATGCGAAACGGTATTGGTTCCATAGTCCAGCATGCGCTTTAGCAAGCTGTTTGGAATTCAACCATGGGTTCCGCTTAGTCAAGAGCCTTTTAGCTCTCTTATAAGCCTCAGAAAGATCACGAAGTGCGCTGAGTGGATCTCGGAGAAGCCTTACGGTTTCTCTAATTTCCAACAGATCTTCAAAGAACTCGTACGGAGTCGAATCAACATTAGCAAGAGCTTTTTGCTTTGCCTCTGCATCAGTGTTATAGCTGGGTAGAGACAGAAGAGGATAAAACGCTAAATAGCGTGGGTCATCGGCAGGAGTCAGAGACTCCACCCAATTGGCCGTAAAATTTCCTCCAGTCTTTTCCCAGGTTTTACCACTGTAGTAACCTAAACCGACAATTTTGAGCTCGGACGGACCGTCCGGATGCTCTTCGGCATAATAGGTCTTCGACTTGTACAGACACGGGCTGTTAACAATCTCTCCTTTCTTTATCTTAGTGTGATAGCCTGGAGTGACCACGTCGGTCATCTCTTCGGTTCTCTCATAGATATCGTAAGGGTTGCCATTATCGAAGTTGTAGTCCTGAGGCCAGTGAGGCAGGGGATCACCCACCCTTGTATAAAGGAGGGTACCCACCTCTGTTGGCTCAGAACGACTTCGATAACGACTCATTGTCTTCTTCCTGTGTTGTTGTGAACTCCAAAAGTCCCCGTAGGGGGACTT